GAAACGCACCAGTTGATCAGTATAACTTCATCCGAATCAGGCCACAAGCAGAAGGTTATTTCGAGTACAGATTTATTCCAAAAACAGGTGATGACGTAGCAATTAACAACCTTGACACACAGTCAATTTTGATTCTTGACGCAAGAGAAGCAACCGTACCTTACGTCCTTGGTTCGGGTATCGGTAGAGATTACAACACCATTTATGGGTCGTTCAGAATCACAATTCAAGGCCGGGAGCTGACGGTTGGGCAGTGCAGGGCTAACGATGAAATGTCCACTACGCCTGGGCAGCCTGTACCAGTCAATCTGCAACGCACAGTTCCAACAGCAGTAGACAACTATGCAACGTCAACTAATACCGGCAATCTACAGCTGCACAAGTTTGCATGGCTTACGCACTTTTTAGGCGACGCTCGCAGTTTTGCTGGAACGACTAAAAGCGTAACGATCGAGCACTACAAACCAAACGGTGATCGATTTATCTATGTAACAGTTACTGCTACGTCTCTTAACGGCACCGAAGGCGTAGATATCTCGCCTAACTACATCACAGCGAACGGAGGGTCGAGGCGCTACTGGGCAGCAGTCAAATTTACAGTTGCCGACTCAACCAAGGATTGGGCCGTAGGCGATGCTTTTACAATCAAAACTCAAGGTTTAAGCAATCAGTTTTCGCAGTTCGCGGCAAGCATCGGCCAAGGTTATAGCCAAGTCAACTACGCTTTTAGAGTCACATCTACTTCAGTAGCTTCTAGTGAAACAGAAGGTGAAGTTGACACCAGCGCAAGGTTGTTTGAACGCAACTCACAGCTTTCAGACCGGAGTCACTACACCGAGCTAGCTAAATCCAACGAATCCAACCCAGAGCATCAAATCGTCTATGTCAACGAGTATCTGGAAAACCCAGATAACACGGTGGCACAGTACGACGATCTCTCGGTGCTGGGTCTAACGGTTAAGTCTAGTGGTCAAATTAGTTCACTAAACCAAATCCGCATTTGGTCGCCATCCGGCATTGATCTTTATCGACTAATCGAAGGCAGCGTCGGCAAGAGCAACCTGTTCCCTGACTTGGTTTATTACCTGTTGACGAACAAGGAGCAAGGCGTGGGCAACTTGGTTCCGCCTGAGCTTGTTGACGAAGCGGCCTTGACCGAAACTGCTCGTTTCCTTCGCGCCAACAAGATTTTCTGGGACGGCGTAATTGAAGACAGCGAAAACCTTCGCTCGTTCTTGTATGACAACGCTGCGCTCCAGCTGTGCAACTTCACAATTAAAAACGGTCGTTTCGGCATGTCCCCTGCGTTGCCTTACGACTCCAACTACGAAATCAGCCTTGATCCAATAGCCGTAGACCAGATCTTTACTTCCGGCAACATCATTGACGACAGCCTAGAGCTGCAATATCTCGATGCAGCCCAACGCACCAACATCCGAGGCATTGTTAGCTGGCGCGTCACGGTCGAGAACGACTTACCAAACCAGCGCACTGTCTTGGTGGACTGGGCCGACATTCCAAAGAACAGCCGGATCGCAACTGAGCAAACATTTGACTTAAGCGAGTTCTGCACTAACCGCGCTCAAGCATTGAAAACTGCAAGGTACTTGCTTAGCGTGCGGCGTCGGATAACGCATACCGTCGCATTCAAAACAACGCCTGACACACTCGGCATCGAGCCTGGTTCGTACATCAAAGTGATCACCGAATCCACCACGTACAACGCTGCTGCGAATGGTGCGATTACAGATGCCGGAACACTGGTGAGTGTCACCTCAATCGCAGACGGTACTTACGACGCACTGATCTACAACCCATCAACATCTGAAGTGCTGGAGCAACAGATCACCATTGCAAATGACGCTGTAACTGATTCCGGTCTGTATGGAACGTTGTTTACCGTTCTCGACACACAGGAAAATCAAGGAATTTATCAAGTTGAACAGTTGACTTTGGATGAAGACGGCCTAGTCAACGTCAGCGCAGTCATGGTGCCTGTGGATTCAAACGGCGTTAGCCTTATTGCAAAGGATGTGCTGACCAGCGCCAATTTCACCTATTCGGACTGATGGCTTTTCCTTCGCTACGCCCCACAAACCGGGAGTTCAATCCGGGGAACTGGCCCACGAAAACATTTAACTCACAGTCTGGCGCTGAGACCAGGATTTTGTACGGCACTCAGCGTACAAACGCAAAACTTCAGCTGGGTTACGCCAACGTCAGTGACACAAACGCTCAGCTCTTTTTAGATGATTACAACGCAAATTTTGGCACCCTGCGTAAATTTACAATTCCCGCCGAAACGAGAACAGGTTGGGAAGGAACCGGCGCTTCAATCGACGCACCACCTGGAACGCAATGGAGATATGAAAGTCCACCGTCGGTACAATCGATTAGTCCAGGTCGCAGCAGTGTGACCGTGAACTTAATTGCGGTGATCTGATGGCAAAAGCATACACAGGCCGCGATGGACGCCTTTTAATTGACGGCGTCGAGCAAATCAAAGTATCCAACTGGTCTTTGACTGGAACGCTAGAAGTTCTTGATACAACAACGCTGGGCGACAACCAACGGACTTACGCTCCAGGTGTGCAGGAATTCAACGGTTCAGCCACGCTCTTGTATTACAACGATGACGGTCGTAATGACGCTGCCACAGCACTAAAGAACGTGTTGCGCGTTGACGGTGTTGACGCCACCGACACTGTTGACCTGCGCCTTCGCCTTATTGAAGGTGCAACAAACCATGATGTTAGGCTAACTGCCTACATCACCAGCGTGACTTTCGGAGCAAATGTCGGTGAAGTTAGCTCTGCAAACATCAGTTTCCAAGGCACTGGTGCGTTGACTGAGGTGACAATCTAATGGGCGTTTATCTAGGTGATGTCGGCAACGTAGAGATCAGGCGCGAGTCCATCGAGGGGGCCAAGGAATCCATTGTCAATCCCAGCGATGTCAATCCTGTTAGAAACAGGTTCAGTTTTGACTTCGAGGAAGGTGTTTTAATCACAGGCGATCTAGTAGAGATCAGCACAACAGATGGAACCAACCTTGACTTTGTTGATGCAAGCGGCTGGGCAAACGGAACAGTACAAACCAGCGGCAACTGGTACGTTTTTGTCGATCAGCTTGGGGGCATCAGGCTTTACAGCACGTTTGACTACAGCCTGGAAGGCGAAGCTAACGGGCTGATTTCTCTTAATGCGATTGCCCGCGACATCCCGATTCAAGTTTCAATCCGCGATCGAGACGCTCGCATTTTGGGTCAAGTAACAGATTATGTGTTAAACACTGACCGAGAAACAGTAGATATCACAGCTTTAAGTGATGAGCACCGAGAACAGGTTAGTAGCCTAATTTCAGGCAGTGGAACGCTTAACACGCTGTGGGACTATGTGGAAGAGTTCAACAAAGAGCCAGCTAATTATTTGATGCAGCTTGTGCTGCGTACCGAAATTGGCTCAGCCTTCCGAGCAAAACTCTACTTAAAAGCACCAGGAACCCAAGCAGCTATTTCTGGATCTAGGAAAACCCAGCTTGACGACTCACTGTGGTGGGAATTTAACGCGATTGTCACAAGCTCTTCTACCCGTTTTCAAGCCGGAGAAGCTTTAGTTAGTGCCATCGACTTTGTCACTACAGGCCCTATCAAACTCAGAGCAAGCACACAGACACCTAACTATTTACTCCAAGAAAACGGGTTCCAAATTACAGTAGAGCAGGATAGTGATTCTCAGCTTCTTTTGGAGCAAAACGAATAAGGCTAAACTCAAGTCAGTAGTGTTCAGGCTCAGCGGAGCGCAGCATGGCCGACCTTAAAATCAGTGAACTTTCTGCACTGACTGGCGGCGACCTTGCTGCTGCCGACCAACTTGCGATTGCAGACACCAGCGCAAGCGAAACCAAGCGCATTACCGTCACTGATCTAGTCGGCAACGCCACCACCCTTATCGCAGACGCCACAATTCCTGGCGCAAAGATCCTGTTCAGTGCAGGCGATGTAAGTACATCTGCTCTGGCAGACGGGTCAGTAACAACTGCAAAGCTTGCTGATGATGCCGTAACCGCAGCCAAGATTGCTGACGAGGCAATCGTTGACCTTGTCACAACGCTGCCTGCCTCTGGTGCGTTTATTGGTCAACTTGCGCTGGATACCACTGATGACACCGGCTACATCTGGAACGGCAGTGGTTGGACTAGCTTCAAAGCTGCTGGTTCCGTCAACACCGTTGTCGGCAGCTCTTCTGGAATCGTCAACATAATTATTTCTACGCTTGGTGATCAAGTCACGATTACCACCAGTCTTGATAACACCACTGCTGCTCGTGAATTTTTAGCAGGCCCAACAGGAGCCGGTGGGACGGTCGGTTACAGGCAAATTGTCAGCGGCGACATCCCGACTGCATCAACCACCAAAGGCGGTGTTGCCGTTAATGGCAACGGTTTGGTGATGAGCGGCGACACGCTCCAGATCGATAACACCGTTGTTGCTGAAACCACAGAGCACCATCTTGTTCAATACGACGCCAACGGTCTAGTTACTGGCGGTCGCATCATCAACGCTGGCGACATTCCTGTTGCCACCAGCACCACCGTTGGAACAGTCAAACCCGGCAGCGGTCTTGGTGTAGACGGCACTGGTGATCTGAGCCATAACAACGCAGTTGTCGCTGGTACGGCAACGAAGTTCACATTTGACACCGAAGGTCATGTCACGGCAACTGAAAGCCTGCTTGACACTGATATTCCAGACCTTGACGCAGCCAAGATTACGACTGGTGAGTTCCCCACTGCTCGTATTGCCAACGATGCAGTTACAGCTGAAAAATTAGCAGATCGTTCTACCGCAACCATTGCAGAAATCACTCCAACTAACGGTGCTTTTATTGGTCAAACCCACCTTAATTCAATCACAGGTGACTACTTTCTCTGGGACGGCAACGTCTGGCAGCCGATCGGCATCAGCGTTGGTGAAATCGTTCTTGCTGGAACGTATAACGCAAGCACCAACCTGATCGCCACAGTTACCTCAGAAGGTACGGCGCTTGGTTTCACTGCTGGTCAAGCACTGCCCGCACCATCAGCCGCAAACTCTGGCTATTACGTCATCGTCAGTGAAGCCGGTACTGGTACGCAACCGGCCCCAACTGTTCAGCTAAATCCGCCTGACTTTTTGCTGTCGAACGGATCGATTTGGACCGAAATTGACGTTTCAGACACTGTTGTCGCGCAACAAGCGCAAAACGTTGCGTTCACCCCAGTAGGTGACATCCAATCCACCAACGTTCAGGCTGCGATTGAAGAGCTTGACACCGAAAAAGTTTCTTCTGCAAGCCCAGTATTTACCGGCAACGTCACGCTGGATACGGCTGGAACGTTGGTTTTCGAGGGTGCAACTGCTAACGATTTTGAAACAACGCTGACGGTTGTTGACCCTACGGCAGACAGAACGCTGTCGCTGCCTAATAACAGCGGCACTCTTGTTTCGACTGGCGACACGGGAACAGTCACCAGCACGATGATTTCTAACGGCACCATCGTCGATGCCGACATTAGTGCTACAGCGGACATTGCTGTTGACAAGCTCGCTCCAGGCACTGCCCGTCAACTGCTGCAGACCAACGTTGCAGGCAACGGCGTTCAGTTTACCGACAACGTAGATGTCCCTGGAACGCTTGACGTTACTGGTGCAGCAACGCTTGATTCAAGCCTGACTGTTACTGGTCTACTCAGTGCTAACGGCAAAGCAAGTTTTGTTGCTGGCACTGCAGCACTACCAAGCATTTACTTCGGCACTGATACAGACACGGGTTTGTATCAATCAGCGGCTGATGAAGTCAGTATTTCGACCGCTGGAACGCAGCAAGTTGTTATTGATTCTTCAGGCAGCGTAGGAATTGGTCAAGCATCACCAGCTGCAACGCTCGATGTAAACGGCACATACACAGGCAACATTACCGCTGTTGCTGCACTGGATCTAGATCTTTCCACCGCCAACTACTTCACCAAGACAATCGCAGCGAATAGCACATTTACGTTTTCAAACCCAGCCGCGAGCCGAGCACTTAGCTTTACTCTTGAACTGACTCACACCTCTGGGACGGTGACATGGCCGACCAGTGTGAAGTGGCCTGGTGATGTAGCACCTACACTGACGACAGGCAAGACGCACCTGTTTATGTTCGTCACGGATGACGGCGGCACTACATACCGTGGTGCGTCACTTATCAACTACACGAACTGAGGTAGCAATAAATGGATCCTATTTCAGCTCGGATGGTGATGGCTGCCGCTGGTGCGGGGGCTGCTGGCAGCGCACTTGCTGTCGAGGACGTATTTAGCACGTTCCTCTACGAAGGGACCGGCGGTTCCCCCACAACCCGCACCATCACTAATGGCATTGACCTGGCTGGTGAAGGCGGGATGGTGTGGTTTAAAAGAAGAGATAATACTGTGAACCATATTGTAGCCGACACAGAAAGAGGTCCAAACCTCTACATGTCGACCAACAACAGCAGCGTAGAAAACACTGACATCGATACAGTACGGGCTTTTAATTCTGATGGGTTCGACCTGGGCAAAAAGACGGAGGTTAATGGCAATGGTGGTGATCTCGCCTCCTGGACCTTCCGCAAGGCTCCTGGATTCTTTGATGTTGTCACCTACACAGGTAATGGTACTGCTGGGCGAACCATTTCCCATAACCTAGGCAGTGCGCCTGGAATGATCTGGGTAAAGTCGCGCACAAATGGCTCTGGTAACTGGATTGTTTATCACCGTAGTGAGGGAGCAACAAAAAATGGGTATCTCGATGAGAATCTTGCCTTTG